TTAATGTAGTTTGCAGTAAATGGGGAGAAAAATATGGCCCGCACTTTGTTAACCGTCTTTATAACATGTCTAAGCGTAATACACCTTCGACAATGGATTTTCATTTCTACTGTTATACCGACAATGATAAAGGACTCGATCCTAATATTAAAGTTATCCCATTTCCAGACATCGATTCCATCCATCCTAAGTACTGGTTCGGCGCTGATGAGTTTAAGTACGGCATGGCTCGTTGTTGGGACAGGCCTAAAACTTTTGTCTTTAACACTCACAATTTTGGCCCAGATAAGCCGACAGGACGCTTCATCTTCTTTGATTTGGATGTAATCATTCAGAATGATATTACACCACTTCTAACTTACAATACAGAACAACCAACTAAAATGAGGTCTTGGTGGCAAGACCCGAAACCCATGCAGACTAGACAGTTTAAACTAGCTCATGGTGCGTATACAAATGGAAGTTGTCAAGTGTGGAGTGATGACCAATGCGAACCCATCTGGGAAGATGTTTTAGAGAATCAAGAAAAGATATGGTTCACATATACAGATGGAACTGACAACTATCACTCTTGGAGATGGGGTGAGTATGGTGCTAAACTATGGGACTACTTCCCATCACACATGGCATATTCATATAATCGCGGGCGGTCTTGGGATGAGGATGATTTAAATGTAGGAATATACAGACCTAATTGTATACTCTGTGTATTTAATATTGACCTACTGCCATTTGAAGATGAAAGTAGGGGACACACAAAACAAGATGACCTTGCAGACCCACAACTATTGGAGCATTGGAGATGAAGTTAATAACTAGTGGATGTAGTTTCAGTTTGACAGACCAAAATGTTAAAGACCATGCGAAGACTTGGCCAAACTATTTGTCAGAAGAACTTGGTGCAACTCTCATATCAAAAGCAATGGGGTCACAGGGAAATGGTTTAATTAGTAGAGGTATCATATACGAAGTATCACAAAATTTAGATGAAGATATTAAAGTTGGAGTTATGTGGTCTGGTTCAGATAGATATGAAGTGTGGTCAAAAGAACCAATGTTTGAAAATGTAGATGGGTGGGTTGAAAATCCAACTGGGTTTATTCCAAAAAAGAAACATTGGCAAATTCTTAATCCACATTGGATGGTACATAAAAGTGATATCTATTATACACATTTACATGAACAAATGTATGGGTGGATTAACACGCTAGAACATATTTTAAGAACACAATGGTTTTTAGAAAAACATAACATACCATACTTCATGTCTTTTATGAAAGACCCAAAGTTCCCAAAGTATAAAGAACTAAAACACTTAATGGATTTAATTAACTGGAATACCTTTTTGCCTGTTGATGGTATGTATGAATGGTGTGATGGTTGTGAAGGAATCGCAGACCACCCATCACAAGAACAACATGAACAATTCGTCCGTGGGGTAATATTGGATCATTTGTTAATTGATAATTATAATTGGATTTAAATGAGGAAGGTAATGAAAAAAATATGGAAACTGTGGTGCATGTCTCTAGGAGAGAAAGCATCCGATGATTCACACGAGGCTGATATGGTTGCAATAATGAGAACCATAGTTGTCTTGGTGAACTTCTTCACCTGTTTCTTTATTATATCGGGAGTATTAAGACATTGGTAGGATATATGGCAATGATGAGTCCCAACTGGTTTATAGCAGAAGAACAAATATCAGAACATAACTGTATATGGACAGGTGAAGTAAGTCAAAAAACTTTGGAGTATTATCGAAACTTTGTCGGTGATACTTCAAACAATTATAATTTAGCAGGACATCTTGAAAGACAGATAAGAATAGAAGATATGCCTGAGTCTGTGAAAGAAGATATTATGAAAAACTTTCATAGACCAGAGATAGAAAGATATATGAAGACACAAAAGGATACAAGTCATCCTTTATTACCTATAGGATTGGAAAGTGTGTGGATAAACTATCAAAAGAAACATGAGTTCAATCCCATGCACAACCATGGCGGATTATTTTCATTTGTCATTTTTATTAATGTGCCATATGATTTAGAAGAGGAAGATAAATTTTTTCCAGAAAAGAAAGACCCAAAGACATCAAGACTTTGTTTTGTGATGAACTCCCCAATGGGTGTTCCAGAAGAAGTAGCTATACCAGTTGATAAGGGGTTTGAAGGAAAGATGATTTTATTTGACGCGAAACTACCACACATGGTTTACCCCTTCTATACTTCGGATGGCGAAAGAATTACCGCATCTGGTAATGTAGTTTATGAGAGGGAACCATTTTGAATATCTACACAGTAAAGTGGGGTGACAAATATAATCATCAACATGTAAACAATGTCTATGATGCGTGTAAACAATTCTATGGTGAAGACTTTGATTTCTTCTGCCTAACAGAAAATCCAAAAGGATTAGATAAGAACATTACGCCACTCGCATTGCCGGGCGGAAACAAGTTGGTGAAGTGGTGGAACAAGATGTATCTCTTTGATAGTAATATCGTCACACAGAAAGGCGAAAAGATGTTCTTTGATATTGATACTATCATTCAGAAAGATATAACTCCTATCGCAAACTATGACCCAGAAGATTGTCTCTGTTTCGTAAAGACATACTGGCACGATTTGGAAACTCAATTCAAAAACACTAGACACATTCCACATAAATATACAGATCTAAACTCTTCGGTTCTGAGATGGAATGATAACTTAAACACAGAAGAGATTACAGAATATTTTAATAAATATCAGAAACAAATACTATGGTACTATCGTGGTCTTGACAACTTCTTTTATAACAGAAGAATAACCAAAATCAAATTGTTTCCTATAGGTTGGGTATATAGTTTTAACCAAGGCTATGTCTTCCCACACGATATAGATAAACACACATACCGCGAACTACCTTATGTTTGTATTTTTGACTCAATGGGAAAAGGTGAAGATGTTAAATTTTAATTTTTTAAATAACTTTAAATACTGGGGCGAGGCGCTACATGTTATAGAAAACAAAATGCCTCACAAACTTGTAGATTTTAGGCAGTCTCTACAAGAAAATAATATGGATGCTTCAATCTGGTTGGTTGAAGAACTGAAAGAATATTTGGAAGAATATTATACTAAACAAGGAAATCTTAGAATATTAATTCTTAATTCTTGGTTGGGTCTTCCTATGGTTCCACTTTTATGTGAGAACCTAGATGTCTCTCAAATTCATTTAGTGGACATGGATGAAGAGAGTATCAATCTTTCTAAATCATTTCACAAGTATTATGCTCAAGAGAAGTTTGTAAACATTCGTCATTGGAATCTGGACATACCATTTGAGTTTGAGAATCTAAACAAGATTGATGTTGATGTAGTAATCTGTATTCACACAGAACAAATGTATCCTCTAACAGAACTAGTGGGTAAGAATCCCAATGCCGTGTACGCGATGCAAAACTCTAATGTGGTTGAAGAGATGTATGGTATTAACTGCGTGAACTCAATCGAGGCACTAAAAGAACAGATAGGAATAGAAGAGTGCGGATATGAAGGAACCAAACAACAAATATATTATTCTTGGGATGGTAAGAAAGAGTTTGATAGATATATGGTTATTGGTCAGAGAGAAGGATTCTTTTAAACTACATTTATTGTAGAGATATCCTCTACCATATCTTCCCACAAATCTTTATCTGGAACAACAAACCCAAATGTTTGACGCGGGCCTCGACTCCCAGCAGTATGCCAGTATGGTTTTTCATCTTTGCCGCCATAATATCCTATCTTACAATTCCAACCAACAGGGTCATCGATAGTTACAACATTCCCATCTTCATCCAGATGTTTGAAAAATCCACAACCATTACTGTGAGATAATAAAATATTGTAGCCGGGACAATCCCAGTTATTATGCCACGACATAAAACCACCAGCAGGATAGTAAACATGTACCGCGTTGAACTTAGCACACAACCACGCAGACAACTCGGCGCAAGTCTTTAAGGACTCTCTTCGGAGTTCTTTGTCTACACCGTTTGTCAAATGAAAGTCACACACCTTCGCGTATTCTGGTGGGCCTTTGTGGTCTTCTCCTTTTGACTGAACTTCTCTAAGATACTTCTCTGAACAATAATAATCCATATCCCTGTCACCAAATCTTCTTTCGTCCATAGGTACAGGTTGTTGTATATTGTTGTTATAAAAATCCATCCATCCATCAAGGATGTCTATAATTTCTGGATTCTTTAATTCTATAGTTTTCATTTTAACTGAAAAGACTCATTTGCTTTATATACCCTATCTAAAGTATAGTGTGTTATGACAGTATCCATTCCCGCCAACTCTTCTGGTCTTTGTCCCATACAGAAATTCCACCTAGCATCTGGCCATGGAAACTCACCTACCTGTACAGAATTACCAAACATTGTTTTATTTAAAAGATACCACATGCTGAATGTATCCCACTTACAAACTTCGTCTGGATATGGAGATGGGTCATAATCTGGTTTTATTTGTTCACAGTATTGAGTAAACCAATTAGACATCAACGCTCTCATTAAATCATTGTTCTTATAAACAAAGATACCACAATGATATATCATTTCTTCCGTATCGCTTAGTTTTGTTATCTTCGCGTTATACGGTCTGTTTCTGGTAAATATTATATCATTATCTTTTAAGAAAGTAAAGACTCTTTTTATATCTTCGTGTTGGATGTATGTGTCACAATCGATATACATCGTTTTATCATATGGTGTTTTATCCAGCGCCCATAGTTTTGCCCTCACATGGTCATCACAGGAGAACACATTGTCAAACAAAGTCTTGTCATATGTCCCCTCCCACCTATCCTCTGTGAATAGAGTTATCTTTGCTTTGGGGTGGAATTCTAATAATGACTCAGCGGATTGACATGCTGCTTTTAAGTACCTCTCATCACGAGAAGCTACATAAAGATATCCATTCATTACGGTTCCGTTGGTATATCTGGAGCAAGTTCTGGATGTGTACCATCTGGTTTAAACATGTTTGGGGTGGCATACAATGCTTCTTGTTGAATTAATATGGTAACCCATGCTTGAACTTCCAATTGAGTCTTTGCTTTACGAATTAGTTTTTTGATTTCTTTGTTTTGTGAATTTTTGATTGCTTCAATCTCAAAGGCTTCTAGTTTCATATTGAACAATGCTTCTTGCATTATTCTATTCTTATGAACTTCGCGTTGTTCTGCGTCTTTTTCTTCTTGTTCTAAGACAACATCTTTGTGCGCCTCGGTGAGTTCATCGATTTCTTCTTCGGTGAAAATCTCCATGATGGCATCAAAATCTTTATTTACAAGACCTTCTTTGATATTACCAACATTGATTTGAGATGGTCGATAACTTTGCCCAACCAAAATCTCGCAGAATAGCGATCGGTTTTCTTTATCTATCCATCGGGGGTTGCGATACTTCGCAAGTTCTTCGGTCATAATCTTTCCTCATGATTAAAAATTAGTAGGACTATTATACCCTACCTCACTATTTATGTCAAGTCTTAGGCGGTTCTTATGAACAGCTGTTTTGTTTCTTGTGTGGAACTTGATGATTGTACGGTGTTACCAGCATAGTACCCAGTATATGTACCAGAGTATG